AGCGCGTCATCCTTCTCCTTGTCCATCTCTGTCTTTAACACGCCCATCGTTGGAACATCTTTGTATTCGCCAAAATACCAAATGATTTTCTCTGCGATCCAGGCTGCACCATCATTATCGAAGTGACTTGGGATAATGATGTCGCTCGTCTGCTCAAGAAACTCTCTCTTGGTAAGCAGCACACTCAGAGCTTTGGCCTGAAAGCTTGTTCCATACTTTGAAAGTGTATCTAGTTCACTCATAACCATTCCTTATTCGGCATACCGATTTAACGGCAACCAAGTTGTAGTAATCCACATGTCGAGGTTTCCAAACGCTGAACTCATTTTATACTGGGCGAGGAGTTTAGTCAAGCCCACCTTGTCCAATTTTCTGATTGGTCGCTCGAACTGCTCGAGGATTTGTATTTTGATGACGCCAGAGAACGACAGATTACGCAAGTCCATCAGCTCCCGGTTACGGTCAAGGATGTCCTTGTTTTCGATGATCTTCTTATGCGTTCCAAGCTTTCCATTTTCGGACTTGAGGTAGATCGTGTCAATCGACACTTCTTCGCTCTTGGATACTTCAGGAAAGAGCTTGACTACGGTAGCAGCACCGATGCCCTTGATACCCGGAATAGCGTCACTGTTATCTCCCACCATCATGCGATACATGAGGAAGTTGTTGGGATGAACCCCATACTCCTCTACTACAAGCTCCTCGTTATACATCTTCTTCTTGATGGGATTGTATACCGTGCAGTTTTGACCGACAAGTTGTAGAAAGTCTTTGTCGGTGCTCATGATTACGCTTGATCCCCCTCGTTCTGCGACCACTCCAGCGAGATACGCAATGGCGTCATCTGCTTCGATGTTGTCTACAGCAAATACTTCCACGGGGAGATGTTCGCATAGTTCAATCAGCAATCGGAGCTGCCACTTCATACTCTCCTGCTCTTGATCCTTGCTCAAGAAGTCATACGTGCGGTTCAGCTTTTCCATCGTGCGTCGGTTATCCTTGTAGCCGCTGAACTTCTTACGTCGCTGCTGTGATCCTCCACGGCCATCAAACACTAGAACGACACGACTTGGCTTGATTTGACGGACTGCCAATCCAACCGACTTGAGAAATCCAATTACACCGCCGATATGTTCTCCATCGTCATTCATTGTTGGCGTTGCAGCAAAACACCGCACATAGGAGTTCAGTGCGTCCACTAGTAAAACACGGCTATCAGCGCCGTGTTCTTCGATGTGGGTTTGTTGTTTGAACTCCCGAAGTTTTTGAACGAGGTCTAGCATAGACTAGGTTTCCAGTGGTAGAAGATATAGTGTCGGAACAAAGACGCCGATGCATTGTGCGTCACACATGGTCAACAAAGCGGGTTGTTTGAACTGGATGAAGAAGTGTTGATTTTTTGATTGTTTTAGTCGTGTGTGACTGAAACTGGTATTTAGCCACGGGTCCGGTATTCGGTATATTGCGCTTTTGTGGTAACGACATTCCTTACTCACCCGTCGAGAAGTGTCTGTTGATATGATGTCGGCTGCCCGTAATACGGGAAACACTTCGGCCGCTAGACTGATTGTCCACCACTCCACGGCTAACTCGTCACCAAGAGCCACCTTTGTTTTTTCGAAGGTAGCCACAGACATCGAGCGGTTACTTTCTTTGAAAGTAGCAGTGACTACACTTCCTACTGTGTAGCCACCGCTGTTATTAGCTGCCGTGTCAATATAGACGGTTGTAACGTTACCGTTACTACTTGTGGTTGTCGTGCTATTCTTCGTCGGAGCTGTCATCGATTTGAATATCCTCGGCGGTTAATCCATCCGACTTATACTGCATAATCATCTTATCGCACATCTTGAGATAGATTTCATCTCGTAGTTCTGGATGCTTGTCTAACCAATCACGGAATTCAGTTGACGGGATTTTGTGTTCTGTTCCTTCCGCGTCAGTATAGGACAGTGAGCTGGTTCCTTCGATGATTTCATGATCCTTCAGATACTTCAACCATGACGAGGTATCATCGATGCCCCGGTCAAAGTAGATGTCAAACTCTGCCTTGCGAAGCGGTGGACCCAAGCGGTTCTTAATGACGGTCGCTTGAACAGTAACGCCGATAATGGCGTTATCCTCACCCTTACGCTTGATTTTAGCAACTTGTGCCAACCGAAGGCGGACACTGCTATGGAACGCTATAGCCTTACCACCTGAAGTTGTCCACGGGTCAGAGAACGGCATAGCGCCGAGCTTCTGACGGAGTTGGTTTGTGATGGCCAGTAATACCTTCTGGCGACCAATGAGGGATGTAACCTTGCGCATTGCTGTGCTGAGAAGGATTGCCTTACCCGTTGCGTAGCCCTGACGATCAAAGTCAGCTGCCATTTCTTGCTTGGTTGACGCGCCGGCGATAGAGTCGATAACAATCGTTACGGGACGATCCTTGTTGGACTTGCGCACCGTTTCGATGATGTTCACTACTGCGTCAAAGATATCTTCGACGGTTTCGATCTGAGCATATACCCAATTCTTTGAGCGATCCACACCAACGGCCTCAAAGAATTCCCAATTGACCGCTGTTTCGGTGTCAATTAATACAGCTACTCCACCCATCTTCTGCGTGTTCGCCATCAAGTGGGCGGCGACGAGGGACTTACCCGACTGCTCGAGTCCGGTGAGTTCAACAATGCGACCGAACGGAAGGCCTCCAAATGGTCGATTGGAAATAGCCAAGTCCAATAGGCTCGATCCAGTTGACACAAATGTATCCAAGTCGGTCGGCGAATCTTCATCACCAATGTAGGCGATTTGATCCTTGTCCTTGAATAGCTTGTTGAGATTATCTGCTATGACACCAGCTAGCAGTTCGTCTGTTTTCTTTGCCATACGATCCTTTCAAAAAAGAAAGGGCGGTGTAGACGCCAATACGCCTACACCACCACTTTACTTTTGGTTAACTTTCAAATAGTGCGTCGAAATCTTCAGCGACCTTAGCTGCCTTGGAAGCGGCAGCAGGTGCCTTCTCACTCTTTTCAGCGGTGACCGACTTTGGACTATCTGCCCACTCATCTTCTTCCGCCTTCGCCGGTGAGGCTACACGGGTAGGAGCTGACGGTGTTTCGCTGTTTGCAGAAGGGTCGAGATACTTCTCGAGCACCTTAGCAAGCTCATCGAACGTCTGCTTCGGGTATACATCGAAGATGTCCGGCTGCACTTCGAGCAACTGCTTGAGAAGTGTCTTGTCGGTTGTCAGCGGTGTCTTTTTCGGGCTGATACGGATGGTTGTCTGCGGGAACCCCGTCGAGCTCTTTTCCTGTGGGATGAACGACACCTTAATGTCGTTACCTTCGGTGGGATCGGTAATATCACCGTAGTCCGGGTCAGCAATGATGTTCAGCAACTCGGTGTATACCGTCTTGCCGAATGCCCAGAAACGGACGCCTTCGGACTCCTTACCACGAACCACGATAGGCACAAACGTGCGCATCTTAGGAACGAAGTCCTTGGTCTTTGCCCATTCTTCCTTGCTAAGACCACCAGAGGAACGCAGGTTCTCTGCGAATTCCGCAATAGGATCACGATCACCGAATGAAATCGGCGAGAGATAGGTCTTGCGGCCTAGGTAGTGAAAGTAGAGTTCAATGAAGGGGTTGGAGTTGTCGCCCTTGAGAGGGACGATACGAACGACGTTCTCACCAGCGGTAGGCTTCCAGAGAACATCTTCTCTCCGGGTCTTGTTGGTTAGTTCGCCGAGCTTTGCACGAAGTGCGGATAGGTCTAATGCCATGATACTTCTCCTGTGTAATTAGTAAATGTTAAGTGGGTAAATGTAACCATTATACTGCGTCCACTTGAATATAAATATCACCCATCAAGCGGTTTTTGTCAAGGGGCTATCTTGAAGTTCGGTTTCTCTTTTCGTTCTTCTTGATGATATGATTTGTTTTCGTTTCACCACCATTGACCTTTGCATCTTCCTTGTCTGGCTCTGGAATATTCTTTTCAAAGCTGTTCTCTGGACTTTTGCGATAGGGTGACGGCGAAGTCTCGTAGTTGCGTAGATTAGGCATGGTATAATCTTCACCAATAGGAGCTAGAGCGACGGTTTCCGGGGCCGGGCCGTGCTTATACAACTTAAGTCTACGAACCTTGGCTGGTGGGAGCCCTTCATTCTTCTTAGACTTCTTGTATTCGTCATGACCACGCTTCCACGCCTTGTATCCCTGTGAGGTCTTGTCTCGACAGTATACCGGACATTCCTTGCCGTCCTTACCAGCGGTGTAGGCGCTAGAGAGGCGAGTGCCTGCTCCGTATTGGTGTGGGTTGCTCTCTGACTCGTATAGTTTGCCTTCGATACGGAGTTGATCCACCGGCATGTTTTCTTCAATCCATCGAAGAATGGTCTTTACATTCTTGTCGTTCTTGATCTTACCGGAGAGGAACTTCTCAATATCAGACTTTGCGTTATTGAACTTGGTAATGTCTGCCTTACGAATAGACTTATTTGGATTTGGCCGACGTGCAGCTTCCAATCTGTCCTCATATCGATCAATAAGGTCTTTGAGTTCATCTCCATATGTGGATGTAACCGATCTTAGTGCTGCAAATGCTTCGGGATCATCCTTCTGTATTTTCTTGAAGTCAGCATCATACTGCTTTAGAAACTTAAGCCACTGATACACGCCACCAATAGTGCGACCAACGTGTGACGCAAGGCTGCCGGCTACGGATATAATGAGGTCTGGCGGAATGGCGATTTCCGAGACTAGATTTTGGTTGGGAATGAACTTCGAAAGTTTCATCAATAGTCTCTGTTAATAACTCAACCGATCATGGATGCCGAGAGCTTCAAGGTCTTTCAACTTCTCCTCAAAGATAGCTGCGGCTGCTTCAAACCTATCAAACGCTTTTTCGCTCTGGGGTTTCTTTGCATTATACTCTCCCTTACCCCATGAAGCACGTTCTGCTTCCTTCACCCACTTGCGAGCTTCCGGAATCAGCTCCTTAAGGGCGGCCTGCTTTTGTTTAAGCTCTTCAATTTGTCCGTTGATGATATCAATCGACTCCTTGATGCGTTCTTCAACGACATCAAAGTGAACATTGCCTTCTGTCAGGAGCTTGTTTGACTTGAGTAGTTTACTTAATTTCATCGATGTTCTCTGGTGTGACGATTACTCTCAGTTTAGTATTGATCTTTTTCAACTTACCATACGCAGTGACCAAAATGGTATTCTGGTAATCTTCCCACGGCACCCGGAAGTCCTTGTTGCGTTGGCCGTCATTCAGTTCTTCAATCAAAAGGTTTAGTGCATTGATGGTATACAAGGTGTTCGTAGACTTCTTCCGGTGCAGACTGATGGTTGCGTATGGTATGCCGGAGTTGGTTGCTTCTGTGACGACATTATACGTCAGGCAAAGCGACCGTTCTACATCCGTATTTTCAAGCACGTATACCGAGTTAAAGGCAATCTGATAAGACGAAAAAATATGACGAACAACCTTTTCTAGCTCATCTTCACTGCAAAAAGTGCATAACAGCTGGGTGGGCATCTATTACTCCGAAACAAGTTTATTCACTGCGCATTTCGGATATAAATAGTGTAAGGAATGTATATAAAACCAGTATTATTCGGTGCTTACCGCGCGGCCATACATGGTTTCCCAATCCGCTTCTGGACGCACATCGAGGTTCTTATTCCAGACTGCGACAAGGATGTCCGGTGCAACGTCCGTGTGTTCCACGGTATAGTGGATAAACGCACTCAAATCCTTCGGGAAACAGGTGCCACCGAACCCAAAGTGACCGTCTGGACCCGGAACCTTGGTGTGACTCTTTCCAATGCGGGAGTCAAATGCGACTGCTCGACGGACATTCTCATAGTCAGCGCCGGAAGCTTGACAAATCTGCCAGAGTTCGTTGAAGTAGGCTACCTTAGTTGCTAGAAAGCAGTTTGACGCATACTTGACTAGTTCAGCCTCTTTCGGCGTCATGAGGAGAATGGCAGAATCCGGAACCAGTGATGCATAGAGGTCTGTCAACAGGTCAGTTTCGGTGATTGGCCCACCAAGAACCACTCGTTCCTGTGTCATGAAGTCCTGTAGCCAGTTGGCTTCGGTCAGGAACTCCGGATTGAATACGAGTCGAATGTTGAACTTCTCTGCGAGGCTGTCGGTTGTGCCCGGTGGAACGGTGGATTTGATGACCACCACCTTGTTTTTGGATAGTTCAGCAATCTGGCCGACTACCTTCTCCACGATGCTAGTATCGCAATGGCCATCCGATAGTCGCATTGGTGACGGGACGCAGACGAAGATAATGTCGCTGTTCTTAACAAACGACGCAAGATCGGTGTGTGTCGGGTTCTTGGAAAGGTCAATATCAAACGAGTTGACAGACTTGAGTTTGTATGATGTAACCAGCGTTTCAAATCCTTGAATGCATGCGTTACCAACAAACCCCATTCCAATCACTCCAACTGATAGGTCATGTAGCATGTGGTTCTCCCTGTAGTTCCAGCCGTTTCATGGTGTGGTAGTCCTCTCCGTAGTAGACACGCACGGGATACTTGCCTCCACGCTCCATTAGTTCAACTGTTTTAAGTAGTAGTTCCTTGCCATCAGCAAGGTTGTAGTCAAATAGTAAACTGTCGTAGGTGTATAACACCATCTTACTTGCGGCAGTCTTTGCAAACATCAATTGCCAATCCAGCACCATTGTCGCCACTTCTTCCGTTTCAAACAACTGAACGAGGTAGTTGAACAATTTTGCAGGCGTTGGGTTTTCTATGCGGTGCTTGAAGATTGGACGAGCATGGGGTGAGTAAATCACACCCTTGGTATGCATCACATCCCACAACCCGTCAATATACTCGTAAATCTTCTTGAAGAACGGCGGTGGGTTCTGCATCCGGTCATCACTATACAGATATCGGAATGTGATGCGCTTTGACTCGTCATACTCCTCTTGCGTCAGTTCATCCTTCTCAAAATACATCTTACCAAGGTATTGATGCACGGGCTCCTTGGGTAACTGGTAGTCGATGAGTTCTGCGATGAGCCGTAAATGGAAACTCTCGTAGTCGATCAATACCATTTGGCCATTAGGAAA